CAAGGCTCACGGTACTACTAATAGCGTGACATATATGCAACGGTACTAAATACATGCGGGCGGGTCCCACCCCAACATACCACTACATATAGCGTGACTTATTTGCCACACTACTAAATACATGCGGGCGGGTCCCACCCCAATGAACTCCCAATGGATTCTGAATTTACTTTTATTCTAAGAGGGGGGGAGAGGGTAAAACAAAAAAAGGGGACCCAGAGCTTACCCTTTAGTGCTGGATTTACACACCCGGGTGGGGTATAAACTTATTTAAGGTACCATAATAAGATATTATGCTAGATATTAAAAAAATAAAGAATGTAAACAATATTGCTGATCCTAAAATTAGAAAGCAATTAAAATTAGATTTTTTAGCTAAGATTAAGAAGGTAAAAGATAAATCTATTCGTTCTGATTTCTTAACATTTGTAAAATATATTTGGTCAGATTTTATAGAGGGGACCCATCACAAAACTATATCAGATAAATTTAATAGATTAAGAACTGGTGAATTAAAAAGATTAATTATTAATATGCCCCCTAGGCATACTAAATCTGAATTTGCTTCCTACTTTCTACCTGCTTGGATGATTGGAAACAATCCTAAATTAAAAATAATCCAAGCAACCCATACTGCAGAACTTGCGGTAAGATTTGGACGTAAGACAAAAAATTTAATTGATTCACCTGAGTATAGAGAAATATTTGATACAAGATTACAAGAAGATTCAAAAGCTGCTGGTAGATGGGAAACTGATAGAGGTGGTGAATACTTTGCTGTCGGGGTCCAAGGTGCAGTAACCGGTAGGGGTGCTGACTTACTTATCATTGATGATCCCCATTCAGAGCAAGATGCTTATTCACAAACTGCATTTGAAAAAGCATACGAGTGGTATACTTCAGGACCTCGTCAACGTTTACAACCGGGTGGACGTATAGTTTTAGTTATGACTCGATGGTCAACAAAAGATTTAACAGCACAATTAATCAAGGCCCAAGCAGCAGAAGAAAAAGCGGACCAATGGGAGGTAGTAGAATTTCCTGCAATCTTACCAAGTGGAAAACCTGTATGGCCTGAGTATTGGAAGCTAGAAGATTTACTTGCAGTTAAAGCATCAGCAGGTGTTTCAAAATGGAATGCTCAGTATATGCAAGACCCAACTTCTGAAGAAGGATCATTAATTAAAAGGGAATGGTGGAGAGATTGGACTGAAGAGTATATTCCACCTTTAGAACATGTTATTCAATCTTATGATACGGCGTTCATGAAAAAAGAAACTGCGGATTATTCAGCAATCACTACATGGGGTATATTTAGAATGAATGAAGACTCACCACAAAATTTAATTTTATTAGATGCAAGGAAAGAACGATTGGAGTTCCCTGAACTAAGACGCTTGGCCCACGAACAATATAACTACTGGAATCCAGATACGGTATTAGTTGAGGCTAAAGCTTCAGGACTTCCATTAACATATGAACTTAGAAGAATGGGTATACCCGTTGTAAATTTTTCACCATCTAAAGGTAATGATAAACATTCACGTGTTAATGCTGTATCTCCTTTATTTGAATCAGGAATGATATGGGCTCCTAAATCTAAACAATTTGCACAAGAAGTTATTGAAGAATGTGCTGCTTTCCCTTTTGGAGATCATGACGACCTTGTAGATTCAATGACCCAAGCTGTTATGAGATTCCGTCAAGGTGGCTTGATTTCACATCCAGAAGACTATATAGATGAACCAACATCCGTAGACGATAATAAGATTTATTATTAATGAAAAAATTAACAACAACTATACCACCTTTAAGAGGGCCAAATCCACAGGGGTTGAATGTTCCCACTAAAAAGGTTACTATAGTAAGCTCAAGGAATTTAAATGGCAACAATAGACAAAGCACTTCCAAACGAAGTTAGGAATACGATAGAGATACCTGGGCAGAAAGAACTTGAACAACAAGAGCTAGAAGCTTCAAGTGCTCCGGATCCAGCTAACACAGAAATAACTCACACTGAAGATGGAGGAGTTGAAATTAATTTTGAACCCGGAGCTTTTAATCAAGCTCATTCACAAAATCATTTTGATAATTTAGCCGTACTATTACCTGATGATGTTGTAGATCCATTGGGAGAAGAACTTTACGAAAACTATTCACAGTACAAATCATCAAGACAAGATTGGGAAAAAACTTACACAGATGGTTTAGACCTTTTAGGATTTAAGTATGAAAGAAGAACCCAACCATTTAGAGGAGCATCAGGAGCTACTCACCCAGTTCTTGCAGAAGCAGTAACTCAATTTCAATCTTTAGCTTACAAAGAGTTATTACCAGCTGAAGGACCAGTTAGAACTCAAGTTATAGGAATAAACACAAGAGAAAAAGAAGATCAAGCTAATCGTGTTAAAGATTTTATGAACTATCAAATTATGGATATCATGAAAGAGTATGAACCAGAGTTTGATCAAATGTTATTTTATTTACCATTATCAGGATCTACATTTAAGAAAGTTTATTATGATTCATTATTACAAAGAGCAGTATCTAAATTTGTACCTGCAGAAGATTTAGTAGTTCCTTATTCAGCAACTTCTTTAGATGATGCAGAAGCAATCATGCATATAATCAAAGTATCAGAAAATGAATTACGTAAACAACAAGTATCTGGATTTTATAAAGATGTTGATTTAGGAGAACCAGGAGATGTTCCAGAGAGTTCATTAGATAAAAAAGAAAGACAATTAGAAGGAATACGTAAAGGTAAACAAGAAGATGTTTTTACATTAATTGAATGCCATATAAATTTAGATTTAGAAGGTTTTGAAGATAGAGGACAAGATGGTGAGCCCACAGGAATTAAACTTCCTTACATTGTAACAATTGAAGAAAATTCTCGTCAAATTCTAGCTATCAGAAGAAACTTTAATGTTGGTGATAATTTAAAACAAAAAATACAATACTTCATACATTTTAAATTTTTACCAGGACTTGGTTTCTATGGCTTTGGTTTAATTCATATGATTGGTGGTTTATCAAGAACTGCAACAAGTGCTTTGAGACAATTATTAGATGCAGGAACTTTGTCTAATTTACCAGCAGGATTTAAACAAAGAGGAATTAGAGTTAGAGATGATGCACAGCCTATTCAACCAGGAGAATTTAGAGACGTAGATGCACCTGGAGGAAATATAAAAGATGCATTCATGATGTTACCATTCAAAGAACCTTCTCAAACATTATTATCATTAATGGGAATTGTTGTTCAAGCTGGACAAAGATTTGCATCTATTGCTGATTTAAATGTCGGTGATGGTAATCAACAAGCAGCTGTTGGTACAACTGTAGCTTTACTTGAAAGAGGAAGCAGAACAATGTCCGCTATTCATAAAAGATTATATGCATCACTAAAACAAGAATTTAAATTATTAGCAAGAGTGTTTAGTTTATACTTACCTCCTGAATATCCTTATGATGTTGTAGGTGGACAGAGAATGATTAAGCAAGCAGACTTTGATGATAAAGTAGATGTTATTCCAGTTGCAGATCCAAATATATTTTCACAAACTCAAAGAATTAGTTTAGCACAAACTCAATTACAATTAGCACAATCTAATCCTCAAATTCATAATTTATATGAAACATACAGAAAAATGTATGAAGCATTAGGTGTAAGAGACATTGATAAAATTTTAAATGTTCCTCAAAAACCAACTCCTAAAGATCCAGCACAAGAACATATAGATGCATTAGCTACACAACCGTTCCAAGCATTTAGAGGACAAGATCACAGAGCTCATATAACCTCACATTTAAATTTTATGGAAACAAATTTTGTAAGAAATAATCCTGTAATTATTGGAGCTTTACAAAAAAATATTTTAGAACATATTTCTTTCATGGCTTCTGAACAAGTTGAATTAGAGTTTAGAAATGAATTACAACAAGTTAAAATGATGTCTCAAAACCCACAAGCAATGCAAGATCCTAATTTACAAATGCAAATTCAAAAAGTTCAAATGAAAATTGAATCTAGAAAAGCTATTTTAATAGCTGAGATGATGGATGAATTTATGAAGGAAGAAAAGAAGATTACGTCTCAGTTTGATAATGATCCTCTTGTTAAATTAAAAGAACGAGAATTAGATCTACAAGCTCAAAATAATGAAAGGAAGTCTAAAGAGTTTCAAGATAGATTAAACCTAGATAAAATGAAAGCTATGATGAATCAATCTAATACACAAGAGAAATTACATCAAAATGAGGATTTAGCAGAGCTTAGATCTGCAACATCCCTTGTAAAACAACAGGTTTCAAATAAAACTAAAAACATACAATAGTATGTACAATTATTTAAAAATATATATAACTATTAAATAGTATGGAAAAAAAACCAGGAAAAGTTAAGACTGTAATGCATGAGTTTAAATCTGGCAAGTTGCACAGTGGTAAATCAGGTAAGATAGTTACTAATCCTAAACAAGCGATCGCAATCGCATTATCGGAGGCTAACATGTCTAAAAAAGGATACGCAAAAGGTGGAATGGTAAAAGGATCTAACGATTCTTCTTCTGCTTACGGAACACAAGTTGGAGACCACAGTAAATTTTTAAATTCTGACGGTTACAAAAAAGGTGGTATTGATGTTGAAGTTACAAATAAATCTGAAACACAAAGCGTACAAGTAAAAGGTCAAAGCAGAATGTTACCAGAGAAAAAATCTAAAGCTGAATGGTACTAGTATGTTACCAATGCTTGGAGCTATTGCACCATTAGCTAAAATTCTTTT